CACACAGCTTGGTTCGAGGCTCCTAGCACTCGGCTGAGCAAATGGCGAATATTTAGACAAGCGTTAAACACAAACAACACACATGATGTCTGTGAAACGGTTGTTCAGTGGTGGAAGATGGCACCAGTCAGCAGTTGGACTATCGATCCAGTTAACAGTAGCACATGGCCCACACCTTGGGAAATGTTACACAGCGGAGATTTTTGTGACAACAGCCTAGCATTAGGTATGAGTTACACTATCTATTATGCAAACGAAACGATACCCAACGAACTGTTGTACATCGTTGACAGAAAAAAAAGTATACAAAGATTATGTGTGCATATTGACAATAAGTATCTGCTTAACTTCGAACACGGAGCGATAAGTAAATTACCAACCAAGGATATGGCAATAACTTATCAAAAGAAAATTGCAGATGTGATAAAACACAACACATAACCTATATTGACAGAACAATAAGTACAAAGATAGACAAAGGAAAAACAACGATGAGCGAAATTCAAGTAATCAAACGAAGTGGTGGTAAAGATACATTAGATTTAGAAAAGTTACACAAAGTAGTGTTTCATGCATGCAGAGACATTAATGGCGTAAGCCCAAGTGAAGTAGAGATTAAAAGTAGTTTACAATTTTATAATGGTATCACCAGTAGTGAGATTCAAGAAACGCTTATCAAAAGTGCCGCTGATTTAATTAGCGAAGAAACACCTAACTACCAATGGGTAGCAGGAAGACTAATTGTTTATCATCTTCGCAAAATGGTTTATGGCGACTATGATCCGTGGCCATTGCTAGACATCGTAAGACGTAATGTAGAAGAAGGATGGTATGATCCTGCACTATTAGAAGATTATACACAAGAAGAATGGAACGAATTAAACAACTGTGTAAAGCATGACAGAGATGAAAACTTTACATATGCCGCTATGGAACAATTCCGTGGCAAATATCTTGTACAAAATCGTGTAACAAATGAAATTAAAGAAACACCGCAAGTAGCATACATGTTAATTGCAGCAACACTATTTGCAGATTATCCAAAAGAAACACGTATGCGTTGGGTAAAGGAATATTATGATGCAGTTAGCAATTTTTATATCAGTTTGCCTACTCCTGTTATGGCAGGTGTTAGGACACCTCAGCGACAGTTCAGCAGTTGTGTACTCATTGAAAGTGATGACAGCTTGGATAGCATTAACGCTACTACTAGCAGCATTGTTAAGTATGTTAGTCAAAAGGCAGGTATTGGCATCGGAGCAGGAAGTATACGGGCTCTCGGATCCCCCATACGTCGAGGTGACGCCTATCATACCGGAGTCATCCCATTTTTTAAAATGTTCCAAAGTGCTACAAGGAGTTGTAGCCAGGGTGGTGTGCGAAACGGCGCAGCAACCTTATATTACCCTATATGGCACTATGAAGTAGAAGATCTGCTAGTACTCAAAAACAACAAAGGTACAGAAGAGAATCGTGTACGACAAATGGACTATGGTGTTCAATTCAACAAGTTGTTTTATGAAAGATTAATTAGTAATGGACAAATTACATTGTTCAGCCCAAGTGATGTTCCAGGTCTATACGAAGCGTTTTTTGCAGATCAAGACAAGTTCAGAGAACTATACGAACGTGCAGAACGTAATACAAAACTACGCAAGAAAACTATTAGTGCAACTGAATTGTTTAGTCAATTTATGGAAGAGCGTAAAAACACAGGACGCATCTACTTACAGAATGTAGATAATGCAAATGAACACGGTTCATTTAAACCAGACCTAGCACCAATTAGACAAAGTAACCTATGTGCAGAGATCGATTTGCCTACAAAACCGTTAACTGATTTTAACGATGACGAAGGTGAGATCGCACTGTGTACACTAAGTGCTATTAATTGGGGTAACATCAAAAAACCAGAAGACTTTGCAAAGCCATGTGAGCTAGCAGTACGTGGGCTTGATGCACTACTCAGCTATCAAAACTATCCAGTCAAAGCGGCAGAACGTGCTACAGCAGGTAGACGTCCATTGGGTGTAGGTATTATTAACCTTGCGTATTGGATGGCTAAGAATGGCATGACATACAGCGATCCAGACTTAGAAATGATTGATACATTTGCAGAGGCTTGGAGTTACTATCTAATTAAAGCAAGTGCAGACCTAGCAGTAGAGCAAGGTGCATGCTTGTGGAACAATGAAACAAAGTACAGTGATGGTATTACACCTAACCAAACATACAAAACAGATGTAGATGAACTAGTACCACACAAAGAGCGTATGCCTTGGAGAGAGCTAAGAGAACAACTCAAAGCTACAGGTATTCGTAACAGTACACTAATGGCTCTTATGCCTGCTGAAACATCAGCACAGATTTCAAATGCTACAAACGGTATTGAGCCGCCACGTAGTTTAGTAAGTGTTAAACAAAGTAAACACGGCATACTAAAACAAGTTGTGCCTGGCATCCATCATCTTAAAAACAAGTATGAGCTGTTATGGGATCAGCGTAGTCCAGAAGGCTATATGACTATTATGGCTATACTACAAAAGTATATTGATCAAGGTATTAGTGTAAACACAAGTTATAATCCTGTGTTCTATGAAGATGAAAAGATTAGCATGAGCGAAATGCTTAGACATTTAATGATCTTTTACAAATACGGCGGTAAGCAATTATACTATTTCAATACATATGATGGTCAAGGCGAAATAGATATTGACAAACTTAACGAACCTGCTAATATAGAGATCGAAGACGAATATCAAATAGAAGACGAAGCCTGCGACAGCTGCACAATTTAAGGAAATAATATGAGCGTATTAAATGAAAAACAACGAAACAAGCATCTCGAAAGTTTGATGTTTTTAGACCCTAATGGCGGCGTCGACATCCAGCGTTATGATGCATTAAAATATAAACAGTTTGATAAATTAACAGACAAACAACTAGGATTCTTTTGGCGTCCAGAAGAAGTTGATGTACTAAAAGATAGTGCAGACTTTAAACAATTAACTGAACACGAGAAACATATCTTTACAAGTAATTTAAAAAGACAAATCTTGTTGGACAGTGTACAAGGTCGTGCGCCAGCTGATAGTTTTAATCCATTAATAAGTTTGCCTGAGCTTGAAAACTGGGTAACAACGTGGACGTTTAATGAAACTATCCACAGTCGCAGTTACACACACATTATCCGTAACATCTATAGCAATCCGAGTATCGTGTTTGACGAAATGATGGACATTGCGGAGATTATGGATTGTGCAACTGACATTAGTAAGCACTATGATGATCTTATTGAAATGGGTATGTGGTACAACCTACTAGGTGAAGGTACACATACAATTAATGGTAAGAAAATTATAGTAGACAAATATGAACTTAAAAAACTAATCTGGAAAGCTATGATGAGTGTAAACATTCTTGAAGGCGTTCGCTTTTATGTATCGTTTGCATGTAGCTGGGCATTTGCTGAACTTAAAAAGATGGAAGGCAATGCTAAGATTATTAAACTTATTTGTAGAGATGAGAATGTACACTTGGGTAGTACCCAAACGTTACTTAAACTGATGCCCAAAGACGATCCTGACTTTGCTCGCATTCAACAAGAAACTCAGGACGAAATGGTACAACTATTTGTAGATGCAGTAGACCAAGAAAAAGCATGGGCAGACTATTTGTTTAAAGATGGCTCAATGATTGGACTAAATGCACAACTGTTACATGAATATGTAGAGTGGACTGCTAACAAACGTATGTTAGCCGCAGGACTACCTAGCCCATACAAAGGCGGAAGTAATCCTTTACCATGGACACAAAAATGGATTGCTGGTGCAGAAGTACAAGTAGCTCCACAAGAAACAGAAATCAGTAGTTATGTTATTGGAGGCACAAAACAGGATGTGAACGGAAGCACATTCCAAGGAATGAAACTTTGATAACACTTTACAGTAAACCCCTATGTCCTTATTGTGACATGGCAAAAACTTATTTGAAAAATAATAATATACAATACGAAGAAATACGAGTGGATACCAATACAGAAGCTAGAGAGTTTTTGATCAATGAAGGGCATAGAACTATGCCTCAAATATATCATAACGGAAAACTCTTAGTTTCTGGCGGAGGGCAAGCACTTGTTCGTATGGATCCAAATCAAGTTAAAAAACTCATAGGAGAAATTATAGATGTTGGTGATATCCAATTATAAAAAAGGTGATACAGTTAGTATCAAGTTAAGCACAGGCGAGGAGTTAGTTGCACGTTTTGACAGTAGCGATGCAGATGCTATCAAAGTTGTAAAACCTTGTGTAATTACACTTAACCCACAAAACGGACAAGCTATGCTTATTCCGTGGCTTATGAGTATAGACACAGCGAGTAGTGATCCAGTTCAGATTCACAAAACGCATGTAATTGCTACAAACAGACCAAACAAAGGTTTAGGAGATGCATACATGCAAAGTACAACAGGCATTGCACCGGCTAGTTCACTGCAACTATAAATAGTTGTATGGCATCATTTGTACACAGACAAGGCGATACTAGAAGTTGCGGCGCAACTACAATCACACGAGTAACAGACGTTCGTGTAAACGGTAGACCTATTAGTGTGGACAATGATCCAAACACACATGGTGGCGGTAATCTAAAAGCAAGTGTAACTGTAGGACATGTTAGAGCAAACAGTATTCCCGTAATAATAAATGGTGATAGTGCAAGTTCTGACAATCTCTGTCCTGAACCAGGAGGCGCTCATTGTGCGCCGAATGCAACCAGTGCAAGTCCTGATGTTAGAGCAGGCGGCTATAATCCAGCGAGCGGTCCACGATGAGTTTTAAAGATTTTCCAAATGGTCTAAATGACCTCAATGAATATTTAGATGCACGACATCATATCAGTGGTACAAATGGTAGTGGAACAGATTCACTCAAAGTTGTTGCTAGTGCTGAATACAGTTTCACACTAAGAGAACTTCTTTGCGGTATGCTTAGTGGTAACGGACTTAAACTACCAAACGTACAATTGTGTATGCATGCTAATATTAATTCACTTCTGGGTATACCAGGATTACAAAGTGAATTACACGATGCTCTAACAGATCTAATGGGCGGTGTTGAACAGTTTATGGATCACACCAAACTAGACAATGTACTAGGACGTTTAAATGGTGTACTAGCAGAAGCACAAAACGTTGCAAATTTAATCAACTTCTGTGCAACACCTGTAAATCCAATTGCGATTCCAAATATGCTAGAACGTGCTATGGGTAGTTTCCTTGGTGCTGGTAAAGACATTATTGATCAAATCGGCGGTATTGCTCCTGAGAATGTGTGTGCATGTATTGGCCCAAGTGGCTTTAATGCAAGTGTGTTTAATGGCGGAATACTTGGCACTATTGCAAATAACATTGGTGCCATCAATGCAGGAAATCTAGGACAAAGTGTTATTGACAGTCTAAGAGCTGACATTGCTAGTGTTACAGGTGGCATTACTAATCTTATAAACTTTGAAAACAATATCAACGGCAGTTATGCACAAGGCGGTAGTCAATTTGCAACACCGGATAGCGGATGCAACAGTCAAATTGGTGTATTACACAATGCAAACACAGGTGGTGTTGGTGGTAATGCTAGACTGGTAAGCCAACTAAAAAGTTTGTACGATAGATTAGGAGCATATCCTGTACAGTATAGTTTAGGATCTGGTACAAGTACTACAGGTACAGGACATCAATATGATTCAAACGGTGACCGTATTTTACAAGGAGACGTGGTTGAGTATCCAAATATATTCCACTTGTTACTTGAAGATAGTTTACTTGAAATTATACAGCGTGATGATAATCCAAATCCTACTGTAGACAATCAAACACCTGTATACGATTACTGTGGAAATATTATTGGATATACCAGTAACTTTGCACAAAGAGAAACAACAAACAGTGATGGATCAACACCTACTGTACCTAATAGTCCTGGCTACAACGCAGGTGGACTTGTAACTGATACTAGTAATATTGCTAGTAGCGGAGGGGCAAGTGATACAACTGTAATCAATAATTTTAACAACAGCGGAAATACGCTATTTGTTGTAGGCAGTGAAAGTGCAATGCTTAGTGTAAATGCTGCCACAAATGATATTGTAGTACGCAGTGATATATTAACTATATTCACTAGAAAAGATACAAATCAATTCAGCACAGGAACTATTAATGATTTCCAACAAGCTACAAGTACACTGTTTGACTTTCTTAATAATCTAAATATAGAATCAGGAAACGGACTTGTTGTAAAAGATGCAGGTGTTAGTAGAGCTAGAAGTGTTGTTGGCGGCGCTGGTCAAATACAAGTTACAAATGGCGACGGTGCAGGCGGTGATATTCAAATTGATCTACAACCAAACACAAGATTTCCAGGCACTGCGGCTATTAAGATCCCAGCAGGGTCTACTAGTCAGCGACCTAATACTGAAGTAGGTGAGATACGCTATAACACTGACACACATGTTATTGAAGGTTACTTTGGTGACACAGGTAGTTGGAAAGTAATTGGTCCTAATTCAATAAACTTTAGTATACAAACTGCGATTAATTTAGGTAGTGGACAACAAGTATTCAAACAACTCAACGGCACAGAACTACAGTTTAAAACAATTACATCAGCTGGAGGTATTGCACTTACTAGCAGTGGCACAGAAATACAAGTAACTGATACAATAACATCAAGTAATGTGGGCAGTGGTGGCCAAGTATTCAAAACAAGAAATGCAAATAACTTTGCATTCAGAACACTCACTAGCACAGATAGTAGTGTAACAATTACACAAAATACAGACACAGTTGATCTAAGCGGGGATCCTGATGTACGCAAAAGTGATGCTGTGCAGACAACAGACGGTACTGCGGTTGCTGTTAATTTTCATGGCGGTACTATTTCTCCAGCAAATGGCAAAACTTGGTTCTTTGATTTACGTGCAATTGGTGTTGCTACTAGCGGAGAAAAACAAGCATTTAAAGTTGAAGGTGTGGTAACAAATGTTGCTGGATCACAATCAATAGTTGGCACTAATAATAAAGTAGATTATGTACGTTCAGGAACAGCAGACTTGGCACAAACACCTTGGGATCCAATGGCAAGTTACAATTCAAGCGATGTAGTTGAATATGATCTAAATGTATACACAGCCAACAACAATATTACAGGAGGAGCTCTTAGCAGTAATTTACCTCCTGACCAAGATTCGACAAACTGGACACTGAGTTATTCAGGATGGAACGTTACAGCAGAAGTAGTAGGCGGCAGTTTCAGTATTAGA